GTACTTGGACAAGGTATGCAGAAACCTACTATGAAAATGGCAACTGGGGAGTTGGAGAAAAAGTATCACATTGGGCTTATCTTCCAAAACCACCTACATCGTACAACAGCAGATATATGGTTCGTAAAGCTAAAGCTTTACTCTCCCAAATCGCTAAAGCGACTTCATATATCCGCAAACGTTGTCGGACATTCGAGGGGGAATGATGAGTGAGAGAAAGATAGGTGAAAATAGTTCAGTAGCTAAGCATCAACCGATGGAAGTAAAAGAAAGTCCTTATAGTAAACTGATAAATGCTAAGTTTGACGAGTACGAGAAAACCATCACCGCACTTGAAAAGAAGGTGGAGTGTTTGAGGACAGCATTAAAATTGATAAAAGAAAATGCCGACATTGAATGTTGTGATAATGAGTATGAATATAATGTAGCAGAACAAGCCCTAAAAGACACCGAGGGGGAATAGATGGGCTGTGATGATTTTACCTGCTGTCACTATGACCAAAGAGCAGACTTCAATTGTAGTGCGGGGTGTAAAAATATGGATGATTGCATTCAGACAGCACAAATACATAAAGCACCCGATAAGATAAAGAGGATAGATACTTTTAAGGAACAGCCAAGGAAGGTAGATAGCGGAATGACAGATAAAGAGAAAACAGAACGAATTAAAATGATTGATGCCCGATTAGTTATGTTACGGGATTTACTGGAAAGCTCTAGTGCAATGGATGTTGAGAAAGACAATATGAAGTCTGATATTGAATGTGTCCGGCATCACGTTTCTTTGCTCACTCCCGATCAACCAGAACAGCAGAAACCCGACAAGATAGAACCATTTACCGAAAGATTTATTATGAACATAAAAACACCGTCTGTAGTTACAAGGAAAATCAATGAGATAATAGATTATATAAACACCGATAACTGATGCAAGGACTAAAACACAATGACAGATAGAATACACCTAATCATAGGGGAGGGGGGAATAGGATGAAAATACACTTTCGGGGAAATATATTAATAGTAGATGGAGAACAGCAGATATGTCCAAAAGGTAATGCGGAAAGATTCTGTAGAAAGAATTGTGCATTAATGCAAGTAACAGAACAAACATCTAAGTCGCTCAATCTAGAAGGTGTAACAGAAGTAATTGGGAAGAGGATAGATGTTACATTATGCAATGGATCAATATTATACGGAGAAGAGGAATAGATAAGTGCCTGTAGCTCAGTTGGATAGAGCAGCTGACTTCTAATCAGCAGGTCGTAGGTTCGAATCCTACCAGGCATGCATAGAGGAGAAAGAGGTGAAGAGAAAGAAATTGAACTATTACAAAGTTTATTATAAAGGGGAAATGATTGGGGAATGGGTAACAAATATAATTAACACAAAAGACCAGATGAGAATAGAGAATCATTTTAAGCCTTATCAACCTATAGAATATGTAGAAATAGAGATGAATTTCAAAACAGAGGGAGAATGTAATGACCAAGAAGAAAAGGATTCAAAAGGAAGTGGATAATATAATGCTATCAATAGCTGAATTACAAAAGATAGGAGTGGTAAAAGGAGATCATTCTATAGACTTTAAAGTAAAAAGAGCAAGGGAGTCGAACAAGTATCTATCCACTGGAATAGAAGTAAAATTAGATTTCACTATTGATTATAACTACAGTAGAGAAGAACTTGACGTTTGACGGGTAAATATATCATTATATAAGAATAGTTTTTATGGCCAAGACTAAGAAGCAACTAGAAAGAGAAGCTAAGAAGCGTATCAAGAAAGGACGTATCTTCTGTGAGAAGAATAAGAAAATATTGTCTATGAAAGTAGATGATATGATTGAAGCACATAGGAGATATGATAAGATAAAGGGATTTGAAAAGGTAGCACGAGACCCAAAGATAGATGCATGGAGAATAAGATGTCAGCACCAACTAAAAAATGGCAATCAGTGTAGCTTGTTTGCTAAAGGGAAAGGACTGTTCTGTGAGGGTCATAAGGCTGGTTACAAATCTAAAGGGAAAGAGACCAGAGGTAGAAAGGAACAGACAGATCTGGCTAAGCAGCATGAAACAGCTTTAGGGATATATGGTAAGAGAGAGTCAACACTACTCAGGGAAGAGTTGGAGAAAGTAGATCAAATACCAGAAGATGAATTGCTGGATGTGGTTAGAGATGTCAAAGTATCAGAGGCCATTATAGAAAAGCTGCTCAACCAGAAGCTGAAGAGATATGGCAGGGGAGATAAATATAGTGGTAGAAAGATAAAGACGCAGCAAGAAGCGGATGAGATAAATGATAAAATAAAATCTAAAGCTGTAAAGTCACTCCAGTATGCTATAATGAATAATACGAACATCAAAAAGATGTTCTACGATATAAAGTTTAGTGATGCAAATATGGTCTCTAAGGATCTATTCAAATATGTGGTCAACATGTTTAACCAGATAATTATTGAAGAGGTGAAAGACATCACTGTCATAGAAAAGATAAAAGACAGAATAAGAAAATTAGGCCTAGACATACAGTCAGGCAATGTACCAGGAGTTAAATGATGAGTGGAATTGGAGAAGAATATACTTGTGCTCAGTGTGAAAAGACTTTTATCAAAGCATGGAGTGATGAGGAGGCCAAAGAAGAATATAATAACAGTCCTATGAAAGTAGAGCCAGTAGAAGAAGCAGCAATAATATGTGATGATTGTTATAAAGAAATATGCAGAGATAGACTTAAGAGATATAAAGTGGAAGAAAGTTAAATATGCAAGGAGTTAATAGAATGAAAAGAGATAATACAATAAAGATCTGCGATAATCATGATTACAAAGTACCTCTGTTGGGGACATTTGCTTTTGATGGTGCTGAGTATTGGTGTCCATATTGTGGGAAATGCTCTGGGATGCTTGGAGCAGGTACTGATGTACCAGTGACAGAAGCATTGATAGGCAGGCAGAAGATATACAGAGACTATGCTGATGTGTATCTGCATGCTAATGGCTTGATGGTATGTGCGGAAACAACGCTTGAAAATAAGAGTATGAATAGAGCAGATATTCCTCCAGCAATAATGGAGGAGGCCAAGAAATATGCTAATAGTTGGAGATATTATATCAGAGCAACTGCTTTATTAAAAAAAGAAGTTATTGAGTTTCCTGAGTTCAAATGTGTTGACTGTAAAAAGTTTATAGGATGCAAATTATGGGCAAAAGAGCAGAAGAAAGGTCAAGAAGGTCCTTGTAAAAAATGGGACAGGAAAGATCCTCCTAAGTGGAGAGGTGCAATAGTTTACAGCTATTAAGGAATAAAGTTATGGGAGACAAAATAGACAAAGGAAAGCTATCAGACAGAGAATTCAGAGATCTGCTGGCAGAGTTAGATCTGGAATGGCAGGGAGATATGACTACTGCTGAAGTAAAGAAAGCTTATAGAAAGCTTGCAATGAAATACCATCCAGACAAAAACCAGGATGATGAAACTGCAGCAGAGAAGTTTAAGCGAGTGCACTATGCATATAAGATGCTGACCGATCCTTCTTTTAGAGTAAGAGATCTGACTGAGACTAAAAACAATCTGGATGTGAATATTAATTGGATAATATCTTTTGAACAAGCATTCTTTGGTGGACACTTTCTAATTCATGTGGTAAGTAAGTTGCCAGATGTAGAGCAGAAAGAAAAAGTATTTGGCAAAGACAACTGGGAAGTAACAGTTGACACTGAGCCAATTATGATAGAGATACAGCCAGGATCTTTTAATCCTCAACCTCAAGTATATAAAGATAGAGGGATGGGCATTGGGGAAGTGAAAGGAAATCTAATAGTTAATATCCAAGTTAAGCCTCATAAGATGTTCACAATGAAAGATTCTACTACTCCACAAAGTATTCTGTCTGTCCCATTAAAGAGGATGTTGGAAGGATGTAGAGAATCAGTATTAACTCTATATGGAATAAAAGATGTCATAGTTCCTCCAGGTACTCAACCAGGGGATGAGCTGCGAATAAAGAACTGTGGGGTAAACAAACAAAGCTATCATGCTGTAGTAATTGGGATGCCCATCTATCCATCTAAGCAGGAACTGAATGACAAATGGAATGGGAAGAAGATCAAATGTGATTTTAAACTCCAAGAGGAATATAATAAAGAGATGGAAGAGTTTGAGAATACTTTTGTTTCCCTGGGAGGATTAGGAGGAGGTGACTTTTGGAATATGCCAGAATGGAGGCCAGGACAATAACATGGAACAATGGAAAATAATTCTCTTAATAATATTTGCAGTAACTTTCTTTGCTGGCTACTTACTAGGATTCATAGAAGGATATAAAGAAGGAGAAGATGATGTTTGATGAGAATACCCTTAAGGAAGAGATCAAAAAGCAATGGGGCGAAGCAGGAGCCCATATGGATGTCTTTACTGAAATGCAGAAGAGAGAAAGAAAACAGAAAGAGCTTCTAGATCATATCCAGGAAAAGCTAAGTTACTGTCTTAAGTGTTGTCGGCCTATGCTAATAATAAAGCAGTTGGTAGAAAAACTAAAACAGGAAAATAAATGATGGGTAAGTTATTTGATTTCTTTCTAGATATACTGGCCGAGAAGGTCAGTAAGTATATCAGAGAGAGAGGATTGTTATATGCTATCCTCAAAAAGTTATTTATTATATTCATCTGGGCATTAATCATAGCAATGGCTATGCCTGCTCTTTTGAAGTATCAAAAAAATATAAAGCAGGAGAAAGTAAATGAAGAACATATTACTAATCAACGAAGGTTACGCCAGTTCCCCTAAACATCTGGCAGATAAAGATCATGAGACAGTCAGTCACGATGCACTGCCTATTATTTTCGATCAATTAAACTTTGATCCTACAAAGGGGGACGAATGGAGAGAAATACATTCTACCAGGTGGACATCATACAGGAGAATGATCAAATGGCTACAGAAGAGGGAAAGTCAAGGATCTAATTTAATGTTGGTAGGAAAGTCTATGGGAGGATATGAAATCTATAAGATGCTCACAAAGATAAAGCTACACTTCAGTAAGATTGTAGTGGTCATAATTGATGGGCACAGCACGATCGGCAAAGGAATGTATGGAGAGAAGAGAGCATTTAATAAAAGAGCTTTACTTAATTCAGGAGATCCTATGTTCCGAGTGATTAATTTCTATCAGAAGAGGAAATATCCCAGAGGGGCAAAGTTCATTGGAGCAGACAATGAATATTACTTTGACCATAAGACACTCCACGAGGATATTGATCATTTCAATATTGTTCGCAATCCTATTGTTCTCCAGGGAATAAAAGATGCAGCGAGGTGGGTACAACTTTAGATGTCATCTTTCGAGTTTGATCCCTTTGGGGATGTAAACAATGCCATGCTGCAAAATGCAGCAGATGAGATAGAAGGTTCAGCTGGGGTACTTGAGGAGTATTGTAGATTTTCATCTGGAAAGAATGATTTGCAAGAGTGGATAGAGAACAACAGAATGATATATGGGAAAAGATTCTCATATAGTTCTTGTGCCACTAGAATGCAATTAGGAAAGAAAGATAAAGAACTGCAAGAGGCTCCTCGGCCCTATCTGAAACAATATATTAATGATGCCACTTTAGACAAATCAGTTATTAAGTGCAGGCAGTCAGAGTTCACAGAGAATGAAGTGAATGAAAATATCTGGATGGCTGCTACTATCCCTCATATAAAGATCAGGCACATATTTCCTACAGCTGGTATGGGACAGCAGATGGCTAAGGAGAAGATATCTCCAGCACAGATGAACAGTCCCAATGTTAAGAGGCTGATACAGAAGCCATTTAATCTAACCAGCAAGAACTATGTGAATGGTTCTTTTTACACAATAGACTCCAGCTGGACAGACCATGGAGGAAGAGGGCCATCAGGGGATAAGATAACTTTTGATGAGTATGAAACACAGAATCCCCAGATAGAAGAGATCTATTCCGAATCACTGTCTCATAGCCAGATAGGTAAGAAAGTTCGTATATCAACTCCTCTGCTTCCTAACTCTGGCATTGATCTAAAATATAATCAGGGCTGCATGTATGAATGGTGGATAATATGCCCCAAGTGTAAAAAGAAGCAGGTCCTGACATTCCCTGACAATCTAATCAACTTCTTTGAGGCTGGAGAAGAAGAAATATCAACAGAAAGATATCTAAAACAAATAGTCAAAGCATATATCGGATGTAAGTATTGTGGTACATACATAGACAGGACCAGCAAGCACTATCTAAATACAAGTAGGTGGGTGCCGAAAAGAAAACATCTGGTAGGTATCAAAGCCTCTTATCGTGTCACTTATATGATGCTGCCCTGGAAGACAGGGATGGAGATACTGGCTAAGTATCATTCATTTAAGTTTAAGCATCAGTTCTGGAATGAGATCATGGGCTATGCCTTTGTAGATCCTACTGCCATAATCAACAGGGGATTGTTTGAAAGGAATATAGACCCGACCTTCAAGAATACTTTTAGAAAGATAGGATTTGCCAAGAACATATCAGTAGGGGTTGACTGGGGATTAGTCAGTTGGGTAGTGGTAAGAGCAAATGGATTTGAGCCTAAGAAGAAATACTCCAGGGTAATATATGTTGAGAGGATAGACAGTAAGTCACTGAAGGACAGAGGATATAGTGGAGGCCAGTTAGACCACGCAAAGAGAGTGGCTGACATATCACTGTACTTCAGGGCAAAGGTTATTATCAATGATGCTAATGGTATTGGAGTAGATCGTAATGCATTCCTGGTCAAGAAGTTTCCTACCAGGGCATGGGGATGCTTTTATGATACAGATGAAATACAGAAACAGAAGAAGAGGGAGAAATTACTTACCCCTAGATTCTCAGTAGGCAGTAGAACAGTTACTTGCTCCAGGGTAGGAACTTTCAAATTACTTATGCATGAATATGAGGAGGACAGATCTGCTATTCCTTGTTTAGATCCTGTAGTAGAAGAGTTCATCCAGCAGCATGCGAATATAGTCATTCAGTTTATGGCAGACAGTAGAACAGGCCAAGTGTATGAGATAGTAGGGGCGACAGGGCCTGACCACTTTGCCCATGCTGACAACTATGCAAAGATTGGATTTGACTACTTAGTCAACACAGAGTCAGGAAGTAATGTTGGAGTGATATTAACAAAAGAGGAAAGAGGCGTGCAAAAAGTTGATATAGATAATTATACCAATCCTGATTTAATGTGACATTCGCGTCTATAATTAATTATGGAAGTAAAAGTAATTAAACGATTGAAGCCTTACCCTCAGATGAAACACAAGATCAAGAAGGGAGGCATATACAAAGCCCTCGGGCCAAAAGAAGGTGACGACACTCTGCACTTTCAAGATGGCATATGGGTTGAGACAGAAGCAGGCAGGGTCAAACTACTGCCAGGTGAATACGAAGTTGTTAAGGAGAATAAAGATGACGGAGCTAAATAAAGAAGATATCAAATTACTCAGGCAGGGACTGAGGATTCTCAGGAACTCCAGGGGTGGCTTACCTAAAGAGGTAATGAAAGGGTTCATGTCTGAGATATCAAATGGCGATCCTGATGCTATGAAGGCAGTGGATGATCATTACAAAAAAGAACAGGATGCCCAACAAAGGTTAGAAAATCAGATTGTTCTCTTAGAAGCAAAGCTGGTTACTATTGAAGGAGAGCTGGCTGTTGGTGATGCTCTCAGTGATATAGGGAAGGAAGAGGCTTAGTAGCTAAAGCAAACAGCAAGGAACAGGATAAAGGAAAAGGGCGAGCAAGCCAATAAATCAAAAACAGAAAACCCGCGAAGCAGCTGGAGAGGCTTGTAGGAAGCAAGCTTCTCCAGCTTGAATTGTATTAAGGAGAAATTATGATAGAGGAACTGAAAATATTAAAAGAGAATATCAAGAAGATAAAACTCACCCCTGTAGATCAGTGGCTTCTCCAGTTAGAAGATAATTTTACTAAAGAAGAGTTGGTAAAAATTATTAAGATGTATAATGATCATATGCTACTCTACAGATATAATAGGCCAGATGGAAGCAAGTGCGAAGGTTTGGCAAAATATATTGAGGAAAATAAAAAATGAGCAAAGAATTACAAAAGTTAATTCATCATATAGATAAGAGAATAAAAGATGGGGACTATGACTTTGTTCATTACAACAAAACATATGGAATAAAATCTCGCCAGGTAGCAGCAGTATTAGATCTCTTAATAGAAGAAGGAGTGGTACAAGTTGCTATTGAGTCTCCAAAGAAAGAAGATCCTTATGAAGAAGTCACAAAAAAGATTGCTAAGATGGAAGAGCTGTTCTTCAATGATAATAGTGGCTACCCGAATGTCTTGGTAGTGTCTTTAGATGTGAAGCAAGTTCTTGATGACACAATAAAAGAATGTGGAAGGAAAGGAGTAGTAGTAGGCAAAGGTCCTATCATTTATAAATATCTAACTAGCCATTCAGAGATGGAGATATTTGTTCATCCAGATTATTCTAAGTCCTGGTATATTGAGCTTAGACAAAGTGACAGAGAGAAATCTATTATGGGAGTAGTAAAATGAAAAAAGATATGATATTATTTATTTTAATAGTCTGGACTGTGATACTTGGAGTAGCTATGACTAAGTCACTAGCCAGAGAATCTAAATTGAAAAAGGAATTGAAAGAGACACAAATATTTGGGGATGAGCAAATGGAAGTAGTGGCGCAACTGGCCTACAACAATGGTAAGTTAATCGGAATAGATATTGGCAGGAAGGGCAGAAATTTTGATGTACCCTTCAGCCAATACTGGAACAGCAGTTATAGAAAACATCATCAAACCAACAAAGGAGGACAAAGATGAAGAAGATTGCATTAATATTTTTATTTCTGATTTCTATTTGTATTGCAGAAGTTGTTACGATAATAATTGATGAGCCTGGGAGTGAAATTGGAATATATAAAGTTAATACCATAGATCTTATGGTAAAAGAAAAAGGAATTGTTACTTTTACAACAGTTAATGGGAAAAAATACACTTTCATTAATTGCAAGATGAAAATAATAAATTATAAATTATAAGGAGAATAACAATGAAGATAAAAATATCTATGATACTAATAATACTGTTTACAATCCTGGCAACAGCCTGGGCAGCAGAGGCTGCTGTTGTCGATCCTGCAGTGGAGGAAACCACTGTAGAAATAACAGAGAGCTTGCTGCTGACAATTACTAAATGGGCTACTCAAATAGTAGTCATCTTGGGTGCAGTGGCAATACTCGACCCGACAAATAAGGTTGCTAAATTCAATACTAAATTAATCAGGATCTTTACTATGTTCAATGTCCTGGATAAAGAAGCGAACGGAAAAGGTAAAAAGAAAAAAAAGAAACGATAGCTGGACATTAACACTGTCTCATGCTATAATAATATGTAGTCACTGAGCTCCCTCCCAAATTCCTCAGTGGTTACCTTCCTGCGGGACAGCTTAATCTTTGGAGACTCTTTGGTTAGGCTGTCCCGTTTTCGTATGTAAGGAGATATTATGAGAATGTGGATGGTTGACCCAACTTTGCTGTGCCATAAGCACTTACTCGGAGAGCATGGGGAGTTACATAAGTTTTTAAAATCCTGGGAGAAGCAATACAGTATCGATGGTAGGATAGAGGGGAATGCTATTGAGCCAATGTCTTATAAAAAACGTCATGATCAGTTAGCAGAAGAATTATTAGCTAGGGGATATAATCATCAGTCTCCTTTAGAACAGCCAGACTTTATGTATCTTCCATTGGAGCAACTGAAGTTCAAAGTAGATGTAGATCTTAATTTTAAATTACTTATCGATAGATGTCCTGATTGCAAAGCCAGGTATCACAACAAAAAATATAAGAGAGGATAATATGGAAAGTATATTGACAGAAGTTATGCAATGTCGTTGTGGCTGGACAGGCCACAACAAAAAAGTGATTAATAATAAAAAGCAGTTTAATGCTTGCCCTCGATGTGGAAGAGATCCTTATTCACTTAGTAGATTTCAAATAGCTAAGATGGGTAGAAAGGGAGAAAAGTTAAAAGAAAAGTTTAAATTGAAGTTTTAATGGCCCGAAAGAAAAAAAATAAAGAAGATAAAAGGATACAATTGATGAAAGAGTTCCTGATCTATTGTCGAGATATGAAGTTTGTCCCTAAGACTAGTTATGTTTCGTCCACTCAGTTGGCTACTAATGTATCAGATAAAGCCTGTGAGACAATTAGAAAGATAAAGAAGCACAATGACAGAGTCAGAGATAAGAAAGAAAATTGAATCACTTATAGATGACTTCATAAAGACTCGGGGATATATTCCTAAAGAGATCATTATCAGGGAAGATTATTTTCAAACAGTCATTGATGAAAGAATTGCAGCGCATATGCACTATATGGAAATAAAAGATGCAATGAGATATCACAATGCAAAGGTCCTGCAGTTCGGCACTCCATTTGGAATAGTAAAAATAAAAAAGCAGAGAGTAGGCCTAAATCCTTTTCTAGAAATATGGGAGGTAAGTTAATATGGAAAGAATAACAGTAGAACAACTGATTGAAAAGATCAGAACAGAAGAGAGAGCCAATAAGTTTTACCCTCTTCCTAGTGCTGACTTCCTGCACAAAATAATCTATAAAATGAAAGAGGGATTCTTTCCTGCTACCATTTCAATGAATAATGAAGGGAAGGTAATGCTTAATGGAGCAGTAGCCAGTCCTGATGATATAGACCAGGCTGTTCTCAAGTGGTTTGTCTATGCTAAGCACTGCTACCCTGAGTGCATCACAATACCTTTTGCAGTAGTAGGGGCGGTCAATGATATGTATAAGAAATACGAAATCATATGGGGGGATTAATGGCCTACTACAACATTATTATTTTAGTTGGGCAACTGGCTATCTGTCTCACTGGATTGAATATCATTCTCTTTGATGCACTGTTAATCTGGTGGCTGTTTAAGAGAAGAGAACTTGAAGGATACAAACATAGAGAGAGGACAGTGAAAGCAATAGTCAATGAGGAAATGCAATCTTATGATATGATGGTACATAAGATCAGAGAAATAGTAGGCTCGGAATAATGGAGTTTGCAAAATTATTTTACTGTCTACTTTGTAATGAGGTATGGTCAGAGAACAGATTAGACAATAGCTGTAGGCATGGGAAGGTTCCGCTTACGCATAAACAATATATAGAGTGGATTCTAAAAGGTAAACCACATCCAGGAGAGATGACTAATGGAAGAACAAAAAAAGATTGATATTATAAGAGACTTTGAATCACTTAACCTTGATCCTTACACATCAGACAAGGCAGTGATAGAGAATATGATAAGGAAGCACTTAGAAATAAGGTACTCTACCAAGGTCTTGAATCAGCCACTCATAGATCAAATTAAACTGGACGTACGCAAGATGCTGGTGCAATTGAAAGTAAACTCAGTAGTCAAAGAAAAGATCATTAAGAATATATCCAGTGACTTGACTGCTGTCTGGGAAAAAAACCGTAAGGCAGTAGCTAAAAAGCTAAAGGAAATGAAAAAAGTAAACAAAAAAAACGAGAGCCCCTCATCCCCTGATTCTTAATTTAATAATAAAATATACCCATAAACTAAGTCTTATCAAGGACACAGATTTATGGGTAATTTAATTTCTAACAAGAGACTGTTTGGTATCTTAGAGCTGTTATGGTTGGCAGTTCGTTCTGGCCGAGATACTGAGCAGTCTCTTGTTGCGTCAGGAGCCAGATGATGTCAATGTCGACAAGAAAAAAATCAGAACAGACAGTACCTAATACCCCAGGTATGCCAGCGGCTCATGATGCTGCACTCACTAAGGCAGAGATAAATAATATCCTTCCCTCTGACTCACAAGATGTGATTTATGGAATGGATAAAACTTTTGAAGAGTTTGCTAAGGCCACCGTGATTGAGAACTCTTACAAGGATGTTCATCAAAGATTCTCCAGGGATGGTAAGAAGAAAAAAGGTATTGGCTCAATCAATCCTGGAGGCATCCCAGGCATACAAGATCCCAGTCACCCACAAGTCAGCCAGGGCTATTCAGCTCGTGGCATCAGAGAAAAGATTTCCAGAATAACAAATCCTATCCTTAGGGAATGTGCTCATAAGGTTGGTCCTATCAGGGGCATACAGAACACCAGGATAATGCAGATCAGACCATTCGCCAAGAAGTCATACAACCTGGATGACCAGGGCTTCAGAGCCAGACTGAAAGATCCTGATGCCACTCCAGACAATAAAGATAAAAAGATAATTAAAGATATTGAGCAATTCTTTCTCAGATGTGGTCGTACAGACTTTCCTGGCTGGGAAGACAGACAGTACAAACACATCTTTACTGTAATGCCTATGCTGTCAACTGAGATGATGACATTAGATCAGTTGGCCCTTTCCTTTAGAAGAAATAAGAAAGGAGAGATATTAGACTTCCATGTATTAGATGCTGCACTGATTAAGCCCACTGCATTCGGTCAGGGATATGAGGGGGACAAATCAATTGCTTATGTGCAGGAGATTAATGGAAGAGTCACTGCTACCTTTAAGCAAGAAGACATCTTATTCTACTGTCACAATGTCAGGGCTGACTTACTCAATCACGGCTTTGGATATTCTTATATTGAACAATCAATCGATCTTATCACTGGCTGGCTGTATGCTATGTCCTACAACAAAGAGGTTTTCAATTCCTCTACAATGCCTAAGGGCTTCATTACTTTCAAAGATGGTAAGTTAGATCAGGTAGACCTGGAAGAACTGCAGAGACAATGGGTCACAATGTTTAGAGGAGTGAAGGGTATGTGGCGAACTCCCTTCCTGCAGAATGGTGCTGAGTGGACTCCGATGGCTCCTACCAACAGAGATATGGAGTGGGACAAATATACTCAGTGGATCGCTTCTTGGATATGTGCTATTCATGGAATGGACCCACAGGAGATGGGCATAAGACTTAGTGGAGCACAGAATGTCCTGAATGAAAACCAGGAAGCAAAAATTGCTTACAGTAAAGACAGAGGGCTTAATGAACTGCTCTCCTTCCATGAAGCCTGGATAAATCTTATCATGGAACGTTTCCCTGAGTGGGAAGACTACTGCATAGAGTTCACTGGAGTCATTGCTAAAGATCAACAGGCAGAACTTGATGTTACAGAAAAACAAATCAAGACTTACAGAACAAT